ATGAAGACCACAGCAGAAAGAATTTTCAGCGCAATATTTATCGTGCCGCAACTGTGCGTAATAGCATTCACAGCCCTCGCCGTGTCACCGGCCGCGAAGGCAGCAGATGTAACAGCATTCGGGCTGGATCTCTCGATCCCGAAAAACACGGCCAGCGGCACCATACTGGCTCGACATTACATCACTCCGCAGCAGACATGCGGCCAATCGAAGTGCACAGTCACAAAAGTTAACGCCTACCCAAGTGGCGGCGCAACAGGCTCAACCTCACCAATAATGACCACAAACGTCTCAGGCATATCGACTCGTTTGTTGATCAATGGAACAGCCTACGGAAGTTCATATCCAGAGGTCGCGTTCACCCAGCCAATCGAAGTACAGTTGCTCAGCGATGGTCGCCAAAATCTAGGCGGCTCCCTGGCAGGCGCCCATGCTTCACCGTACTACTATTCCCTCAACACTCAAGAAGCTGGCACCAGACTTGCTATCTATCTGAGAGGCACTATCACCCCGATCGACGGCACCTGCTCGGTGCCGAACCAAACGGTAAAGCTACCCAAGACCTTGCTGAACCGCCTGGACCGCATCGGCTCGACAGCCGGCACCCAGAGTTTCCAGATACAGATCAACAACTGCCCCAAGGGCTATAACCGGATTGGCTATACCCTTGATCCGGTTGGCGGCGTGATTGCGAACTCGCCTGGGGTATTGCCGCTTACTGGCGGTTCGACCGCCAGCGGCATAAAGATCCGGGTTGAAAACGCCCAGGGCGCTCCGGCAACCATGGGGAACTCGATAACGGTCGATGGATACAACAAAACGGCAGGTGGCTCGTTTGCCATTCCGATGCAGGCGTCCTACATCAGGACTGATGCGACGGCTACACCCGGAACGGTAAACGGAGCAATGACCGTGTTTCTGGATTATCGGTAACCCTTCCCGCTCGTTATCCTGCTTGCCTCCTTCGAACCAACGGCAGGAGGCTTCGCCAGTCGAGCCCATCGCCTCCACACAGCGGACGATGCCCCCCCCGAAAGAGCCGGCCGGAACAAAATGGCGCCCACTCCACCCTATCTCGCAGCCAAAGTCCTGCGCATGAACGAAGGCTCCCATGAAGGCGGATTCGCCGACCAGAGCCACCCGATCCAGCGGCTCCGTCGCGTCTACCGCCTGGCCCCAACGATGGAACGCCTACTTTCCTCCAGCCAATAAAAAAGCCCGTAGATCATTGATCTACGGGCTTTTCAGTTTGGAGGCCGAGGTCGGAATCGAACCGGCGTAGGCGGATTTGCAATCCAGATAAAATATCAATATTTTCAATCACTTAATCAGTAATCCGTTCCGCAAGTACCGTTTTCTAAAAAGGCTGGAGCCCATGCCCTACAAGGGCCCTAATTTTGATTGCGGAACTGGTTTGTAAGCTCTTCTAGCGGTTCAGCCCCCAATGAGAGTCGCCGCTCTGCAGGTTTCTAGCTCAACCCCGGCCCAGGAGCCGGCCAGCTCAATCGAGCCGATGATGGATTGGAGCCACTATGCATAAAGGCCTTTATTACAAAGGCCTACAGCAACTCTTCATTTCCCTCGTACCACTTCTGTACCACCAAGATCTTGCCTACGTGCCCCATAATTGCTTGTTGACAGACGGCACTGTACATACACCAGATGCGCTCCATAATTTTGTAGACCATGCTGTACGCATGACGTCGACCCTAGAAAGATCACAATCCAAAGGTATCGCACCGAATAGTGCAGTGGCTCGCAGGTGGTTAGTTGTACGGGCAGGTTGCGTGCCTTGTTCTATAGGAGCGCTTAACATGTCTAACCTGCCGCAAGTCTCAATTCCCCCCCCAATGCCCGACCTACTTCCAACTGGCCAGGAAGACGGTTCAACCCTTAACCCTGCCATCCCCATCGAGTCCTTGGCGGGAAGACTTGGGCAAATCACCGTCCCGCCACTGCGTAGCGTCCGTGCCGGGTGCTGGCTGCTGAATTACAAGCCCAGCGGGGCGCCGATGGTGTCCTACGACGGCACGATGCGGGTCGAGTCCCATAGTGGCGGTCGTACCGCCAGTGGCGATCTCTACCAGCGGCGGACGATCATTCTGCCCATCCCAATACCCTCGCCACTGCCCATCCTCGCGGCCGAGCCCGGCATCACGCGGGAGCTGCCCTTGAAGGCGATACTACTGGGCGGCCCAAACCCGGCCTCGGGTATTCCGATCCTCACGCGCTCGCGCTACCGCTACTACGTGCGGGTAACCTCGCTGCCGGAGTACCTCTACCTAGGTAACAGCTTCAGTCTGGGCTTCCAGCTATACCGTTTCACTTCGCCGAACAGTTGGGCGCTGGAATCTACCCTCACCGCGCAGATGGTGCGCATGAATGCGCCGGCGGGGTATCCGTCGCCGTCGGATTACGCCGAGGGTGATGTGAGGAACGCCGCCAATGCCATTGTCGGGCGTTTGACTATGGGCTGGCTGTCCACCTACCTCCGCAGATGCGTGGTCGAGATCGACACAGTGAACGGTTCCGAGCAGCCAACCAACAGCGGCATCGGCCACACTTGGGCGACAGTGATGGACGAGGTGGGCTGGCAGACCAACGTGCAGCTTAGCGACACTAATGTGACCGAGGCCAGCGGCAATTCGTGGTCCGATGCAGAGATGCACGCAGCGATGCTCGCACGGCGAGCGGTGGTCAACCTCGACAGCGAATGGCGCTATCACGTCCTTGCGGTGAAGAATATCGATTCGACGCCGCGCGGGATCATGTATGACTACAGCGGTACCGATTCCAACAACATCCCCCGCGAGGGCATCGGCATCTCTTCACACTGGATCATCGACCCCGGCTGGGGCACGGTCAGCGGGCAGCGCTTCGGCACGGCAGCGGCACCTTACTTCCGCACGGCAGTGCATGAGCTCGGCCATGCCATGGGGCTGTATCACAATTTCGCGGACTTCGGTTTCATGTGCACCAGCGATTCTATCGCCGCCGGTGCGACACCAGGCTCGCCCTTCCCCAGCAACATCCAGTGGGCGTTCCACCCAGACAACCTCAAGCAACTGCGCCACTACCCCGACCCGTTCGTTCGCCCGGGATCGGTGGCCTTCGGCAGCGCTTCCACCGCCATGCCGAGCATCACCCCCGCGGACCTGGAGGCCGAGGTTCTGGGCCTGGCTATAGAGGTTACGCCGCTATTAGGCGAATTGCCGCTGGGTGCGCCAGTACGGGTGGCTGTAGCCTTGGTGAATCAGGGTGACCAGCCGTTGCACGTGCCTGCGACCCTGAGCCTGAAAAGTGACTTCGTCAGTGGCAGCGTGGCCGACCCATCGGGCAACGTGCGCACCTTCCGCACGGTCATCCACTGCATCGACGATTCCCCCTTCAGGGTGCTGGAACCGGGCGCCAGGATCGAGGACTCCATGACTCTGCTGCGTGGCGCCGAAGGGGCATTGTTCGGCGTACCGGGCGTGCATGAAATTCGGGTCGAAGTGCATTGGGACCTAGACGGTATGGTCGCCCATATCGCTGGCAGAACCACCGTGATGGTGACCGCAGCGGTCGAAGCCCGGCATGCCGAGGCTGCGCACAAGGTACTCTCCACGCCCGACGCGCATCTGGTGCTGGCCATCGGTGGCGACCACCTCAGCGAGGGCATCGAAGCAATCCAGGCCGCCCTCGACTCGCCGGTACTTAAGCCGCACTACGCAGCCATCGAAGCCAAGCGACTCGCACGCCGCTTCCTGAAGCGCAAGCCCGATATCAAGGCCGCCACGGCACTGCTTGACTATGGCACGGTAATGAGCAGCACCGAGCAGAGCAAGCTGAGCACGCTTGTCGGCAATGACGGCGTCGCGCCGACCAAAGACCTGGCCAAGGTGCTCAAGGGCAAAGCGAAGCAATCACCTCTGCCCGCCGGCTCGAAATAGTCACAAAGCGCCTGTTAGAAACGATGTGATGCGATGGCTACCGCCATCGCGTCACTTTTACCGCTACCCAGAGGCGGCAGTTTCTGAGCCGTACTACCACTGGAGGTTCTCACGATGGCAGAACTGGACATGAGACTGGTCGGGGCATGGCTCAAGAGCAGTGCCGCGGGTTGCGCGGCTACCTATGCCATACACCTGCGCTTCGAAGCCAACGGCCTCTATTCCGGCAGCAGCGAGCCCCCTGGCGCCTTTACCTGTTGGGATGGTGGGACCTGGGAAGTGAGCGCCCCCGGACAACTCGCGCTATCGACCGCCAACGACGCAGTCATCTCTTATAGCTACTCGCTCGACGCCCAAACACTCATCTTCACCGATGCTTCGGGTTGCCAGTTCAGCTATAGCCGCGACATCTGAGCGGTAGTTTAGAGCACTGCCAGGAGGGCGACATGTCAGCCCCCATTTTTCCGTTTTATTTGGGGGAGTCGTCAGGGTTAATGCCAGAGTCATTTGCCGCTGGTATCTGCGCATCCGGCAACAGCTGCACGTCCTTGGCGAATGCATTGCTTTCCTCCCAGGTCAGAACGCTGAATGCCTCCAGTTCCAGCAAACGCACATGAGTCACACCCTAACGCCATACACGTATCTCGAAATAGCAACACAGCACAGAGCGCTGCTTGAGAACGAAATCCAGGAACTTACGATCCAGTTGCGCCCGGCGCGCGAAAACATATTCAAGCTGGTGGATATGCACGCCCATGCCTCGGCTGAGCGTGATTGCCTCAAGGTTGATCTTCAGAAAGCGAAGGATGAGCTGATCACTGCAAGCCGCTAGGTTGTCGAAACCCAGCTCAAGTACGACTGGGAACTCATGGCCATGAATAAGCGGCTGGCTGAGCTCGCAACAGAGGTAAAGCGCCTGCATGGGCTTAAGGATTACCCCCCCTGCCACCAATACCTCCGATCCATTGATGGATTGGACTTACTTTCCACCTTGCGCCAGAAAATAAAGGCCCAAATGACGGCCAAAAAACCTCCGTACCAATTTCGTACCAGCAATGTCCGCCCATCATTAAATTCTGCCTCCTCTCTTACCCCCTGTAGCAAATTTTAAGCAACCGTTTTCGGCTCCAATCCCGAGCACAGTCGCTACTGTCAAATACCTTGGTGCATTGGCGCCCAAACCTCCATAAATCCAACCGATCCATGAAGTTTTCAAGCTGCTACGCTTTCCTTTTCACGGGGGAATCGCGATGCCAAATACAGACCTGCTCCCTTCCCTGCTGTACAAAACTAATGAAAACCAACTCGCCCTTGAGGCTGCCATCCTGGAACTCTCGAACTGGGTTGAGCAGCGCGGATCGGCCGACGTCGCCGACAATGTGCGCGGCGCGTTGGACACGATCGATAAGAACGAGGAGTTCATCAAGCTTACGCTCGCAGTCTTGATGACGCCTGAGTGACAGTTATCGGCCAAAAGCTATCGCCCAGCATCAATACCGTGGTCTGTACCTGATTGTTATACGGATGTTAGATTGGCCCAGTCCCAAACAATACCCCTTTTGCCCACATCTATGGAAACAGGCAAAAATATGACGAAAACATTTAGAAGCTTTATCATGCTCACAAATGCCAACGTCACTGGAAAATACATATACAGGGATATTTTTCAGATATTACCGGCGCCTGACCACTTCCCTCGCGCGCCCTACCTTGAAGCGCACCACCCTTGTCTCCTAGAAGTAAAATACAACTTCGTTCCTGACTCAAGTAAGAAAATGCTTGACCAGACAGAGGTTCCCGACTGGATACAAAGAATAGACCATGAGAAAAAAATAATTCGCGAAATAATGAGCTTATTTGACGTATTTTCTTTTTCAAAATTTGTCTATACGCAAGACAACCATAGCTGGACTATCCGCACAGACGACAACCTTGCAATTGAGCCAGAGTGGCGTCAACTCTCATACTTTGTTCGCGAACATGAGCACAAAATCAGCGAATTCACAAACTCTCCAGCCTCGCAAATTGAAGAAATCAACACAGAAAGTTCTTATCACCTTGGCGGAAGATATGTCGGCTCTGACTTTTCCGTCCCGAACTTACTTAGCGATATTCTGGATGCTTACTACAGCCTTGACCAAGACAACAAAAGCGCACTTTTAAGATCGGCAACCTTATTCAACAATGCAATAAGAATAAAACCAATATCACCCTCCATGTCTTTTGCTTGCTTTGTCTCCTCAATAGAATCACTTGTTGACCACATCCACAAAGGAGTCAAAATTGAAAAGTGCAAAGAATGCAGTGCGCCACTGCTACGCCATTACAAGAAAATTCACAGACTTTCTTACAAAATATAGCTCCAACTCAGATGAGCTAATAAGGTTCTATAAAAAAGCGTATGGCCAGCGCTCAAAAATACTTCATGCCGGCGCTCTTTTTCTAGGCGAGCATATACCGGCAGGCTGGGCTGATAGTGACTGGGAGGCTTACCATATGAACTCTGGAATTGAGCGAATATGCCGCATAGCCTTTACCAACTGGATACTGGAGAAACACCGATACCCGTCCTCCCCTTGAATCAAGGTGTTCGACTGTAAAAATCGGGGGCAAACCACGGCATTGGAGTGAGGGGCCAGATCCTGGCCGGTTTCTGCCTGCCACGACTGAGCGGTATGGGTCGAATGTGGTCGCTCGGTATTTCCGGTGATAGATGGAGGTATGGATAGGGATTCGAACCCGACCGAATGACTCGACAGGTCGCAATAGACCTGTATTCGCTGGGTCAAAAGGAAGCGCCGACGGGCTGTCGCGGCCTATTTCGGCCCCGCGTTTGCCCTAAATTTGCCCTAAGCCTCACGACCAACCATAGCGATGTATGTCACATGTACGGAACCTTTTGTCGTGCGGCACATGTTCGTGATACTGGTCATTGAGGAAGGCGCCCATGACACGCAGTTTCGTGAGATACGGCGCCTTTCTCCCCCATTCCGCATTTTGTCCTGAAGCTACCTCCACACGCCGTTGTGAATCTCCGTTTGCTGTCTATGCTGCTAGCTGGATAGCCTTGTTATCCATGTCATATTTTCGTTGGATAGTCATTACCGTCCTCGCAATACCCCCTCAGAAAAATAAGGACTTTCAGCATGTACGCACGCATTGATCCGAGCCGCTGGAAAATTACTGAGACTGTTGCGGTTGAACGTCGTGATCAACTTCTAAACGCCCCGGACTTTCAGATCATCGTAGATCGCTTAGTTGAAAAAACCGATAAAATTTTGGTGGTACGAGAACAGTGTTGCGAATTCCACGACTATTTTAGGGTTGTAGCCACTCTTCACTGCACTCAGTCGCGTTTGGTGGACTTTTTCCATAACGCAAACACCGGATATCGTGCTCAATATCTAGAGAGCCCATCCCTAGGGGATGCGGCAAACGCCTACTGCTCGCAACAATTCGCCAGCTTGGTTGAGGCTAAGGTTAGAAAAAAGCTTCCCGGGCACTGGAGTTTAGATTGGGCATCGGAATCAATCCACAGCAAGTGCGCGAAATCATGGATATACCAGGGCCTGTGGATCCGGAACGCACGCGAAGATTGTGAGGACCTGAAGGTCGATGCGTGGTCACCTAAATGTGGTACTGATAAAGATAAACGAAAAAAAGCGCGTTATGGTCGGCAACTGCCCGGAGAAGAAAACCGTATTGTTCTTAAAGGCGGGTGGATCTCGATAGACTTGAAGTGCCTCGGTTCACTGAAGTCTGAAAGAGCAAATGATATCCATCGTTACGGATTCACATGATCGTGACATAACCCAGATGTGCGCTCGCCGCGCTTTGTGCACACAGAGGCCGCGGCCTGGGCTTGCAGGAAGGGTCTGCGGGCTCGGCGGGCCGGGCTGGATGTTGACGCATCCACCCGGCTCGCCTCTTTTACTTGGTGACCTCGCGAACGTAGGCCTGACAGGCCTTCAACGCAATTTGAACCCCTTCCTTATTATCCGTAGGCCGCTTTAGGCCAGCAAATACGCGTTAAGCGGCTTTGGGCAGTTTCCTATAAAGGCCTTTAACGGCCCACGTCTTTCCCTAAATTTGCCCTAAACATTCCGACACTTTTCAGTTGCGTAATAGCATCGGATTTGACCAATTTATCTTTTATACACCGTGAGCTTTTCCGGTGACATGTAGCCATCCTCTTATTCGACTCTCTGCTTCCTCAGCTTCTTGCGAAAAGCTACGCCTGTGCTACACCTAACATTCATTCAAGGAAGTTATTCAATCAAAGGATTACCCAATGACAATCTACAGAGTTTATGTCCGAGGACACGGTGGCGAAAAGGCGCAGAAGTTGCCTCCATCAAAGGATCTTCCGATCAGCATGATCACTCTGGGTCAGTTTGGCAGCACCATGTCCGATGAAGTCGCGGATGACTATATCTATCGTCATCGCGGCATTGATGACATCAAGGCTCAGATCAGAAACGAGGTCGTCATCTACTGGACCGAAGTGCAGCGCGACGACTGGTATGACAATCATCACCTGAACTACTCGCGGCCCGACCTAGGCATCGATACCTATGAAACCCTGACCCAGAACCTCGTGCTATATGGAGACAGTAAAATCGGCGATTGCGGCGTTTGTTACTGGAACGAGCCGAAAGCGGAGTTGACGTGGATTGTCAAACTGCACCATGAAGAAAAGATTCTCCTATCGGAGATCCTTGCGAAGTTGCAAGGCTTGCTCCACGGGGAGCAAGACTCCATCGAACTGTTCTGGACGGCCTGCCTGGATGCTAAGTACTGGAGCGGCAACACCAAGAAGGTCTCTTTCAACCCTACCAGGCAGGCGGTGGGCAATGGCTGAATAGAAAACTCAAAGCATTGATGAAAGCATATCCGCCGATTCATTTCAAAGTAAGAAACAAAGGCCCCGGCTACGCCGAGGCCTTTGCTTCAGAGTGCTTGTAGTCGTTCGGCCTCTTGAAACCCCACCCACTTCCCTTCCGAGTTCATCCCCCGTTAGGTCAGCTCACGCCAAGCTAATTCGTTTAGGTCAACCTCCCCACGCACTACTGCGGCGAGAATACTGGCGGGGATTGTCTGAAGGTACATGTCGGCGGTTTCCATGGGGTACTCACTTTGTTTGCGTAGCCACAGTAACGCTCTGTTGAAAGCGTATAGCAAGCTGATCAGGTCCCCCGGAAGCAGCATCAGAACAGCCCTCCTAACGCAGCCGGCTCCCAGTTCATGATCACCAGTTCGCCGGTGACCTCGGCCTTACCTTGCCGCTGATTCGTGTTGGTGTAGCGGATATCCAGGGTCTCGAAGTGGAAGCCGTCGAAGGCCCGCCGGATATCCGGATGGTCGTTGATGCTGACCATCACCCTGCCCTTGCAGCGCCGCATGAAGTCGGCCATGCGCTCGTACTCCTCGAACGGGAAGTCGAGCCCGTAGCCAGCGGTCTGCCAGTAAGGCGGGTCCATGTAGAAGAACGTGTGCGCTCGATCGTAACGCTCGGCACAGTCGATCCAAGAGAGGTTCTCGACGTAAGTACCAGCGAGGCGCTGCCAAGCCGTTGAGAGGTTTTCCTCGATGCGCAGCAGGTTGATGGCCGGCCCGGTGGTGGCGGTACCGAATGTTTGGCCGGTGACCTTGCCGCCGAAGGCGTGCTGCTGCAGGTAGAAGAACCGGGCAGCGCGCTGGATATCGGTCAGCGTCTCGGGGCGGGTCATCTTCTGCCACTCGAAAATCTGACGAGAACTGAGAGCCCATTTGAACTGGCGGACGAACTCTTCCAGATGGTTCTGCACCACCCGGTACAGCGTCACCAGGTCACCGTTCAGGTCGTTCAGCACCTCCACCGGGGCTGGCTGGGGGCGCATGAAGTACAACGCAGCACCGCCGGCGAAGACTTCCACATAGCATTCGTGAGGGGGAAAGAGGGGGATCAAGCGGTCGGCTAGGCGGCGTTTGCCACCCATCCAGGGGATGATAGGAGTAGACATTAAGAGCAAGACTTTTACTGTATATATAAACAGGTGCTAGGCTCGCCGCGCTTTGTGCACGGAGCAGGAGCCTTGGCTGGACTTGCAGGGGCAATCTGCAGGGACGGCGGCCGGGGTGGATGTTGACGCATCCAGACCGGCCGCTCCTTTTCACTTCTGTGTAGATACTTTTCTGGCGTACGCCTGACAGGCTGCCAGGGCGATCAGTCCTTGATCGCCGTCGTTGGTGATTCCGATAATTCGTTGAGCATGCGCTGGGTCAAGTCGGGCGCGTGCGGCTCCATGAACCACGCCGCTGGCGGTGGTGGTGGCCGGCACTGCACATCCGCTGCCGGAATCGGTAGCCTCGAGGAGGACTGACAGGCGCAGATCAGCAGTGGCAAGACGGTCACGCAGGCGACCTTGATCACGTTGTGCATCGCTTAAAACTCGGTAATGGGTTTGATCACTGGCCTGCAGCTGCTGCTCCAGGGCCAGGCGTTTGTCTTGTTCTTCACGCTGCCGAGCAGCTGCGGCCAGATTCAGCTGATTGAAGCTTTCCGCCTGCAGCCGGGCTTGTTGCTCCAGCTGCTTGCCGTAGCGCCAGTCCTGCAGGATCCAGCCACCCCGGCCACCCAAGGCCAAGCCCAACAACAACATCAAGCCAGCAAGCCGCCAGTTCAGCGCCTTCACATCAGCACCTTCTCGGCACGCTTGTAGATCGCCAAACGATCATCCAGCCCGTTGAGGCCACCGTTGATCCGTCGGGTGATGGCCTCGAACGCCGACGGCCCCTTGTCGGCCAGCGAGTTGAGGCCGGCCAGGTGCCAGAACCAACCGGCCGAGTCAGCAGCGTGCTCCGGGCGCTCGAGCAACTCGGGATGGTTGAGCAGATCGAGGCCTAGCGCTTCGCCGCAACGCTGGTAGTTGGTGCGGCCGGTCACCTGGATCAGGCCACGGCCGCGATACTTCTGGCCGTCGCCATCGGCTTCGAGCGTGTTGCCCAACCGCGCGGCGAGCTTGCCGGTGTCGTACTTGGCCAGGTACTGATCGCCGCCCAGCTCGCGGACGTAGCGCAGTTGGCCAGACTCATGGCCGACCTGGGCCAGGAACGCACGCTTGCGCAGCGGGGTGACGATGCCCCACTTCACCATCGACGCGTTCAGTACAGGAAGAAAAACGCCGGCTTGGGTGCCGGCGTTGGGGAGGATCTGTTGCAGCTGCTTGAGAGTGACAGTCATCTTGGATCTCCTGCTGTGGCCACTCAGGCCGGTTTCACATCGACCACCTTCAGTGGCTTGTCGGATTTCTTTTTCTTGCCCTTGGCTTTCGCCTTGCCCTTCTTGCCGCCGTTGCACTCCACCGCGGTCGACCAGCCGGAAGCGTCGAAGCTCTGCTCGACGCTGTCGACCAGGTACTGACCATCCAGACCCACCTTGAAACCCTGGGCGTTGATCAAGCGCTCGGCGAACAGGTCGGTGCGCCCGGGCATCTGCAAGCGCACGCTGGCAGTGGTGCGGTTGAACGCAGCGAGCTTCGCCTTGGCCGCCTGCTCGGCTGCGGACTTGTTCGGGTAGATGTGTCGATCGGTGTGTACGCCCGGCAGCCCCGAGGGGGCGTCGTCATTACCCAGCTCGACTACCACCAACTTCCCGGTCTTTTTGTCCTGGTGCTGGGTCTTCACGGCCTTCTGAGCGCTGCGGTCACCGAGACGAAACTGCCACCGGCTCACGTCCGCAGGCGTGATAGTGACCACGCCAAAGGCCTTGCCGCTGGCCCCCTGGCTGGCCTCACGGGGCAGGACCAGCAGCTTGCCGTCGGCGACTTTCGCGGTGCAGTCGTATTGCTTGGCCAGGCGGGTGATGAAGTTGAAGTCCGACTCGTTACGCTGGTCGACGCGGTCGACCTTGGTCTGCATGGGGCAGGCCGGTGCCCAGCCATTGCGAGCCGCAATGTCGCGGACGATCTGCGACAGCGGCACACCCTCCCAGTTACCGCTGCGCGTGGTCTTGCCGCTGCCACGCATGTCGCTGGCCTTGCCCCGGATGACCATCGTGCGTGGCGGCGAGGAGACTTCGATCTCGTCGACGGTGTACCGCCCGAGGCGGGCCAGCGCCTGCCTCGCATAGCCCAGGTAGACCTCGATCCCTGCCCCTCGAGCGGGTAAAGCAACCGCTGCATCACGGTCATCGATCCGCAGCTCGAACTCGTCGGAGTCCATCCCAGGCTTGTCGGTCGTTCTCAGCAGCAACAACCGGTCATTGATCAGCGCCGTGATGTCCGCGCCATCAGCGACGATGCGAAAGGTAGGTTGCATATGCACTCCAGAATGAAAGAGCCCCGCACTAGGCGGGGCTCGGTGAAGGCTGGGGGTCAGCCCCATAGCTCGATGGTTTCGATTGATGGCGGAGCAAGGTCGGGCAGCACGATCACCACCCCGGTGCGGTAGGGCTGCGGTTCATCAGCCAAGCCCGGGTTCTCCTGCAGCACCAACTCGACAGTGCCGTTAAGGTGCCCGTAGTGCTGGTAGCACAGGGTGTCGAGCAGATCCCCCTCAGACGTTCTGCATGTCGTTGCCATACTTCACGAACTCCAGTGAGAAACCCTGCTTGCGTGGGATGCCGCCAGCCAACAGCGCGCCCTGTTCTTCATCAATGCTCAGCAAGCACCAGGTGCCTAGCACATCGCCATAGCCCGTAACCAGGCTGACGGGCTGCAGCCGGCGGACGATGGCGCGAAGGGTGTCCAACTGCTTGATTCCCCCTTTAAAGCCGGGATAGATCACACCCTTCAACGTGATCTTGTCCTCGCCCTGCCCCACCGCCTGCTGTGCGATATCCCGCGTCAGGCGCTCCTGGCCAGCCCAGCGCGCTGCCGTCTGCCGCCGCAGCTCGTCGAACGCGGCGGTGTCCAGGTTGAAGTAATACGGCTGCTGCTTGGCATCGAGCGGCTGCAGGATCAGCAGATGCGGGAAGGGTTTGATCGCCTCGGCCACCGGCGTTGCCAGCGAGGCGAGCGCGCTGGTTGGCAGGATGTTGGCCAACGACGGGCTAACCTGGCCGGCTATCCGATTGATTGCCGCCGAAGCCTTCCCGGTCTGCTCTTTCAGCGAACCGATTCGGTCTTGTACCGCCGCGGCACCACTGACCGCCTGGCTGTAGGTGGACGCCACCCGCCCCACAGTGGATTGGGCTGCGCTGATCGCCCGCATTGTGCGCTGCAGCTTCTGGCCAAGGGCCGGGCCGAGGATCGGCAAGCCCTCCAGCTCACCGGCAGCACCCGTCATGTCGCTGACAGCGCCGGTCAGCGGCCCGAGCATGCCGTCGAGGCTGGTACGGCCAGCCTCCCCCGCGGCAATCAACGAAGACAGCGTCGACTGCATAGACTCCATGTAGGCCATGGCACCTCCTTAAACATGGGGTTCGTCGAAGAGTTGCCCAGCAGCCTGCCGAGCAAGGTTTTCCCGCGACCAGGTATCCCAGCTATTGCGGATGAATCCCTCGAGTGAGCGGAACAACTGTTGCGGATCCTTGGCATCGCCTTGAATGGTGATCGGCATATTCGGCATATAGGAGAACTGCTGGTCGACTTTGGGCGGATCAGACTTGGGCTTGGCCTGCTCGAGCGCCTGGGCGACCACCGGAGCTGTCGGTGCCGGCGCTGCGGCTGAGATCGAGCGAGCCACGTCACCAGGCGCCGCGCCCTTGGCCTTGTCGGCCTTGGCCAACTGCTCGTCCTCGCCGAACAGCTTCTTGCCGAGCCAACCACCTATGCCCTCCCCGCCCATACCGCCGAAGGCGGCACCAATGGCACCCCCGATGGCGGTACCAATGATCGGTACGACCGAGCCAATCGCCGCGCCTACAGCTCCACCCGCCAGGGCACCGGCCAAACCGCCCGCCGCGGTGCCGTAGCCTTCGGCTTTCTCGTCCTGGGTTTTCGCGTTGAGGGCCGTGTCGACCAGGGTCATGCCGGCATCGAGCACTTTCCCGCCCGGCAGTTTGCCAACGAACTTGGAAGCCTTGCCGACGGTACCCAGCACCCGCCCCATCCGCCCGACCTGAGTCGCGGCCGGCGCCAGGCTCGCCGCAGCCGATACAGCCGCTCCACCGACGCGACCTCGTCGGCGCCGACGGCGGCGCCTTCCGCCTGGCTCTGGAGCTCCTGCCGACGAGCCTAACCCGCCGAGATCCCTGGCATTGACGACGAAGACTCGCTGCGGCTCATTGCCGAGCACGCCACCTGCATCGTTTGCAGCAGCTCCACCAAACACTTTACCAAGCACGCCAAGGCCGGCATCCACCGCCTTGTTGCCGGTATCAGGAACGCCGCCACCACGAGCAGCACCGCGCCCCAAGCGATGGCCACGCGCAACATTCCAAACGCCGCGCCCGATCTTCGCTGTGCTGTACAGAGTGAGCAGCGCACCGATACCAGCAGTGATGCCAGCAATGCCCATCACTACGCCCGGCGCCTTGTCCGACAGCTCCGTCAGTTTGCGTGCCACAAAGTTGATGCCCTGCCCGACTTTGTCTGTCACCGGCCGGATGGCGTCGCCGACACTGCGCATGCTGTCATCGACCGACTGCAGCGTCTCCTTCCAGATCTGCGACGACGTCTCGCGCCGCTCGGCCAGGTTCTTATCCAGAATCCCGGTGGCCTTGGTCGAGTCATTCTTCAGCTGGGTGTAAAGGTCCTTGTTCTGCGAGTAGGCCGTGAGCGCCGCCTTGACCTGCATGTCCGCGAACAAGTCCCCGGTACGCAGGGACTTCTCCAACGCATCCAGGGCAGCCCTGGCCTTCTCCGGGTCAGCTTCCTTGCTGATTCCGGCTTGGGCATCCTTGATCTTTTTTGCCTTGGCCGGATCCGTGGCTTCGACATACTTCATCGCCAGGGCCATCGACGACTCGATCGTCGACATGCCTTTCTGGATACCCGTATTCAGCGAGGCCTGGTAGTCGATGCCCACATCCTTGTAGGCCTTGACCACGTCACCCGAGCCGATCTTCTCGATCCAGTTCTTGAAGTTGTTCGCCGCTTCATCCGAGCTGCCGGCAGTTTTCATCTGCACTTGCAGCATCGAACCCAGAGACGTCACCGCCTCTAGCCCCGTGCTGCCGCTCTTCTCCATGCCGGCCAACAGCTGCGGAAACCAGCGCGCCATGTCACTGGCCTCAAAGCTGCCCGCCTGCCCCTGGTACGCGATGGCCTCGAGCGCCTGCTGCATGACCTTGGGGTCGGTGATCTTGGCGTTCTGCTGCAGCGCCATGATCATCGATGCCGTATCCACGCCACTGGCGCCCTGCCCGACCGCGAACTTGGCTGCGGTAGGGGCATAGGCCAGCGCCTTGTCCAGTTCCATACCGGCACCGACGAGCTGGTTGACCAGGTCGGCAACGTCATTGCGCGACATCCCCGTGTCCTTGGCCGTATCGATGACCGTCCTGGTCAACTGGGCCTCCTCGGGCTTGTTGGCCACGTCGGCCTTGATCGCAATGTCACGGATCACAGCCTGGTAATCCGCACTGATCTTCGTCGGGATCGCGGCCATGCCAACACCGACAACCGCGGCGCCGATGTTCGACTTCAGCGAAGACTTGCCCGCATCGATCTGCTGCCGCCCTTTCTGCTGCAGATCTGCTGCCTTCGCTTCACGCCCTAGGCGCTGGTACTCCCGAGCAAGGCGCCCAACCTCGACGCCCTGTTTCTTCAGGGCATCGAGATTGCCTTCCAGGCGACGCAGCAGACCGGATGCTGCTGACGACCCACTGTCATGGGCCTTCTTCCATTCGTCCCTGAGCTTGATCGTTTCGCCGATGGTGTTCTTCAGCACCTTGGCCCGGTTGCCCTTGTCCTCGAGCTTTTTGATATGTCCCTGGGCCGTGCCGAATGCCGCACCGAGCGATGCTGCAACGGCACCGCCGATTTCCAGCGCTATCGCCAGCTTTGCCATGCGCTACCCTCCTGCAGGCTCAATCCGTGAGCCACCAGACGATGTCTATCCAGGACATCGTAGAGATCTCTGCTGCCGAGAAGCCCAGCTCGGCAGCCAGCCGTTTGGCCAGCTGCTTCTGGGTCTGCGGGTCAAAGCTCGTCGTCTTGCACCAGGCGAAAATAGCCGGCCTGCAGACGGGTGTAATCCTTCAGGGCCAGCCCTTCGAGATCCTTTACGCTGACTTCGGCCAGCGAGGCGAACAGATTCAGTTCACGCTGCTCATCATCGCCATCGGCGGTAACCTGGGCAGTGCGGATATCTCGAACAGTCGGCGCCCGCAGGCTCAGTGTGTCGACCGTGACGCCGTTGCACTCGCTCGGCTTGCTCAGTTTGACGGTGACACGGTCGACGTCGACCTGCAGGAAAGCGGGGATTTTCTTGGTCATGGGAGTTTGTCCTTGTAGTGAGGGTTACAGGCCCAGGGCCTGGCGTTGCGCGGCGAGCTGATCGACACCGTTGATGACCCGTTTCATGCCCAGAGCATCGATCTCGTAGACCACGCGTCCGTCGACCTCGAGCTTGTAGTAGGTCACGGCGACGTTGTGCTTGATCTCGGCCTTGTCGCCTGGCTTCCAGTCGCCCATGTCGACCTCTTTCAACGCCCCGCGCAGGGTAACGATGACCGGGGTGACCTTGCCCTTGAGGCCCTTGTAGGCCCCGCGGAAAGTGCCGTTGAAGGCGGTGCCGTCAGCCAGGCCGAAGAACTTCAGCGACTCGCGGCGCACGCCAGTGGTGGTGAAGCCGGCCTCCTGCTTTTCCATGCCCTGGTCCAGTTCCACCGGCACATCCATGCCGCCGGCTCGATGCTCTTCCATCTTCAGGGTGAGCTTGGGCAAAGTCAGGCTGGGCACGTCGCCCTGGAAATTGACGCCATCGACGAACAGGTTCAGGTTGGCCAAGGTTTCGGGAATCATTGCCATCGGGTGCGCTCCTTATGCGGCATTGTTGTCGAGGACTTCGCCCAGCCACTGCTTAGTGACCTCGACGCGGAAGTTGGGGTTTTCGGCAGGCGGGACGTCGGTGAAGCGGATGTTCCAGTACACCTTGCCTTGCTCCAGCTGGCTCTCGGTGTTCAACTCTGGGTCGGCGTACACCTCAAAGTTGATGATCGCGCCCTGAGCCTTCAGGTCGCGCATGAACGCCCGCAGCCCCTCGGTCACATCGTTGACGTAGGTGGCCGTGATCGATCGGTCGACAGCCCATTTGTGGCCGTACAGGATCGCGTCCATCACGATATCCATGGTCCGCACGCGGGTGACGAAGGCCCACTTCGGATCACTCGATAGCGTGCGGTTGCCCCACAGGCGGTAGCCGTCGTCGCGAATAATGGTCGTCACATTGGCGTTGTTAAGCAGGTTCGCGCGGCACGTCTCGTCGCCGTCGAGGAACTCGACCGGACGCGAGGTGCCGGTGATGCCCACGAACTCTTTGTTCGATGGCGAGGCCCAGAACCCGTACTCGCTGTCAGTCCAGGCAAACAAGCCGGCAACATAGGCCGAGCTGGGCGCATCGACGGTCGCGCTAGTGTCCGTGTCCCAGTACTGCACACCGGGGTCGACCAGAAAGGCCCGCTTGGCGCCGAACTCGCCGGCGTAAGCGATGACCGCTTCGTCGGTGGTATTAGGACCGTCGATGATGGCGAGGCCGCGCAGCTTGTCGGCCAAGGCCACCAGTGCGGTGCCCACGGCTTGGGTCGCGCTGTACTTCGGTGTCACCAGCAACCGCGGCTGTGCGTTGAAGCGGCTCTTGCCGTCGAGTAGCGCCTGCAGGCCGGTGCGGGTACCGTCAGCCTTCGTACCACCAATGATCGCCGAGATTTGCTCCGCAGGATCGGCCAGCTTTTCAACACCGCAGGCTACGATGACCGCCTTGGCTCGGGTGTAAATCGCCAGGCAAGCCTTGGTGATCGCAGCATTCGGGCCAAACGCTGCGACCGCTTCGCGCTCACTGGTGATCAGCACCAGGTCATTCGCTTTGGCCTTGGCGTCAGGGCCAGGGGTGAAAGTGTCGACCAGGCCGATAATCGATGACGACGGCAGCGCGATGGTGCGCGCTCCGGTGTCGACGTTTGTTACTGTAACGCCGTGAAAGAAGCCACTCATTAGAGTCTCCAGAAACGAAAAAGCCCCGCAGGAGCGAGGCTTTGGTGGGTGATGATTTCAAATAGCGGAAATGAAAACGCCCCGTCAGTGCGGGGCGTTTATTCAAGTTGTTCAGCCAGCCATGGCGGCGCGACAGGTCGGTGATCCTTCAACGGGAACTCCCCCGCTTCCGGCCAGTTGCGCAGCGCACGCCGGTATGCCTGAAGCTGGGTGTACTGCATAGGAGTCAATGTGGTTGCTGAGCCTTCTTCCTGCTCATCGCGGTGACGTGTGACAGTTCCATCTGTCAGCGAAAGCTGCTTGTCTCGCCAGGCACGCTCAACGAACGTTAGCTCCTCTAACGTTGGCAATGGTGGGTCTTGCAATATTGGACGGCCATCAACCCCAGGGGCGATTATTTTCCCCTCCCGCCCAGGCTCAAAGAGCGCAGCATGCTCTTCGCTGGTTATCTCAATACCCCCGTTATCCGCTTCATCGAAAGCAAACCGACCATCTTCTTCAACCCATTTAGCGAACATACCCCCCTCCTCAGTAGCCGATGGCCAGCCAGTTGTAACCGCCATCAGTCACGGAGCCGCTGTTGTTAACCACATTTGTTAGATAACCCGTAAAACCTGTTCGGGTCGGCACTCCGGATTGGCAAAGTACCGGGCTCGCGGCCGTACTGGCGCCACCGTACATGGCCCCCACATACATGCAGGCCTTGGGGAAGGCGACGGGAAAAGTAACCGTCACAGATCCTGCCGAACCGTTCGTCGATGCATGCCCAATTTTGAATATCCAGCCGCTTGGCAACATTTGATTAGCGTCGCTTCCAAAGATTGCGGCAAATACTGGTGACGTCCGAAGAATCTCGCTACCGAAGTGACAGCGCCAAACATTGGCCTCACGAATTGCAATGAAGTCACCGCCAGGAGCAAGCGTATATGGGACGCTCACTGACAGGTTGCTCATTGCCAACTGGTCTCCCGCAACAACAGTCACGCGCGAATTTGCCGACACCGGCCCCGCAGATATCAGTACCGCCGCACCATCCGGAACAGATGCTGTCGCCGGCATCGTCACAGTAACGCCGGCAGCTAACTCCAGCCGCTTGCCGATATCATCCCCCGTCAACGCTCGACTTACTGAAATACCAGTGCCGCCCCTGAAGCTTCCAAGCGCACGCCCGACAAATTCAGTCGTTGCAAGCGCTGGCGAGCTATCGAACTGTGGCGGTGTGTTCGCAGTCGGGTTGATCAACGCCGGCGCGTTGATCGGCGCGAAACCTTGCGTGACGTTCTGAAAGACCAGCGCGGTTGAGCCGAGGACGATTACCCCGTCAGTCACCAGCTGCCAGCGCGTGTCGGCCAGTGTCGCGCCCTGCTCGACAGACACTATCAGCGCCGAAGTAACCTTTGAGCTGGTGTCCGCATCCGCCGACCGGGCCCAGGCACCGGCCGCGGCGACATACAAGCCATTGTCCTTCGCCACGGCCTGATTCTTCACCAGCACCCGGTCGCCCGCTATCAGGGCAATGCCGTCAATGGTCTGAAGCCCAGCCAAGGCGATGTTGGCCGTGGTGGCCACCCGGACCGACTGCTTGTTGTCGAGCTTGTACAGCTCTTCCATGATCCGCAGATCGACGTACTCACGAGTCGCCAGCACCACCGCCGGATCGATCTTCAGCGTGATATTGCCAGTGCTGGAAACGATGAAGTTCATCCGCACCACTTGAGTCCGGCCCGACCCCTGCGACAGCACTGGCTTGAAGCTCGGCGCGCAGTTCGCCACCGCCACCAGATCCCCGTCAGCGTCATACAGACCGATTTCGCGGATCCAATGCCCGCCCTCGTCCGCCGGGATAATCTGCTCAGCGATGATCACCGCCGGGTTGACCGGGTCAACCCTGAGCTGATTGAGCGGCCGCCGGCGCCATTCGCTGATCAGCCGTGTTTGCGCTGCATTGGGGATAGGGTCGGTGCCGTTGGCGTCCCCTACCCCCATATCTGTAATCTTCCAGGGAATGCCGAGCGCGTCGGCGTTCGCCTGTTTGGCCATGCCTACGTTCGTGAGGATGGCGAAAAACTGCGAATTCGCGTCAATCATAATAAACGTCCAAGGTATCTATGGAGTGTTCGCGACCGACCACGCCGAAAGAGCCGGTGACTTCAATGTCACGCATGACTGGCGGGTAAACGTCGATTTCGTCGCCTTCGTACACGGCGACACTGATGTTCAAAGCCCCTTGGCTTTCGAGGCTGATGGCCAGCCCCGTCAGGTGCCTGCTGACGGGCTTGGCGTCGTCGATCAGGCGCTCCAGCTCCTGATACATTTCTTCGGTGATTCCGGTCTCAAGCACACCGACCTTGAGAGCAAAGGTTCCAGGCACGCCTTCGGGCACGGCGTTGAACCACTCGATAATCTCGATCAGATAACCCAGTGGCTCGACCACACGCCGCAAAGCCCCGATGGTGCCTTTGTGCGCATGGATGTAATACGAGGCCTTGATCGCCGCACGCTTGACCGGCTCGGCCCAGCTCGGGTCCCACCTGTCAACCGACCAGGCCCAGGCCAGATACGGCAATAGATGAACCGGACAGGTGTCGGCGTTGTACAGCGTCCGAAGCGGGATCTCGGTCACTTCTTCCGTGGCGACTTCAACACCCCGTTCCAGCAGGGTGCTGTTCAACGGCAGCAGGCTTTTCATGTCAGCTACCCCGCGTCACTCTGATATCCTCGCACCAGGCCGCCTGGGCTTTCGTCGGACGGATATCCGACCAACCCATTAGCTCTACCCGGCGAACGCCGGCGATATGCAACTGAGCATCCACCCCTGACCGCGCCACCTCTTGCCCCAACCGGCGCCGTGGATTCACCCATGCCTCGAGACGCGCCTTGCATTCAGCCAGGATCGCTTCGTTCTCCGGTCCTGAACCCGACATGTACACGACAGCCTCCACCCGATACGGCAGGATCTCAGCAGCCCGAACAGTGAGCCGATCGGCAACGGGGCGTATATCGTCGTCACTCAGATGCAGACGTACAGTCTCCAACAACTCAGGCGGAGCCAACCCTGTGCCCTCCAGGTCCAGCACGGTCACGACCACCTCGGCCGGGGCCGGGCTTTCTGCCGTGGCATCCGCAACGCGGCCCGAAGCATTGCGCGCATGCAGGATGTAGCTGTTTCGCGGGCCGGCGGTGGTGAGCCCCTCATACACCAGTTGCACGCGCTCACGCAGTGCATCGTCCGCCTCGAGAACCCGTTCCACCGGTGGTACCGCGTTCAAGTCCTCAGCCTGCACCACCAGCCGCTGCAGGTTCACATTGGCGGCCAGCTGGTCGAGATCAGCCTTCGTTGCATAGGCCAGTAGCAGAGACTTCGCAGCATCATTGACCCGCGCACGGTTCTGCATCCGGCGGAACGCGCCCAGCTCGAGGAGCTTGGTGATCGGGTCACTCTCGAGCAGCGCATCCCACTTGTCGCCCATGTACTCGCGGAAGCGCTGCAACTCTTCGCCGTAAATCTCCTCGAAGTCCAGGCTCTCCAACACCTGCGGCGCCGGGAGCTGCGACAAGTCCACTGCGCTCATACACTCACCTCCATCACTGCGCTGTCACCCAGGTACTCGCCGGTCAGCTGCAAGCTGATCTGCCCATCGACAACGGCCACAACGCGCACACGCGCCAACCGTAGCCGTGGCTCCCACCGGCCCAGAGCACGGGCGACCTCGGCCTGAACCGCACTCTTCCAACCCTCATTCACCGGCAAGTCCACGTAGCGGCGTAACTGGCACCCATACTCCGGACGCATCCGCCGGCTGCCGACAGTGGTACCGAGAATGTCCTCGATGGACTGCCGCAGGTGCGCCAGGCCGGAGACCGGCTGCCCCGTTCGACGATCCATGCCGATCACGGTCAGGCCTCCTTGAAGTCGGGCCGGTTGCGCATGTAGGCCAAGCCAGGGGCATCATCGCCCGCGAGGGTGACCTGCCCCTGCACAACCTCAAGCACCAGCCAATCGGGCAGGACCAGCGTGCGCCGGGTGTACTCCTGGTCGATAAAGGTGACTGCCTTGCTGGGTTGCGGTAAGGGCTCGACAACCTCACCGGATTCTTTTTGTGTCTTGGCCATGGAACCTCCAGGCATAAAAAAGCCCGCGCTGGGCGGGCTCTGGTCAGTGTTTGTGATTCGCCGTGTTGCCGGTGGTGTCGATAATCCGGCCACCTCCGTTGATATCGCCCGTCACTGTGAGCGGACCGTTGATTGTCACCGGGCCCGTCAACGTGATTGTGTCGGCCTGCGCGCTGATGCTGCCGGACTTGGCCATGATGGCCTCGCCTGTCAGTACCGCCTGTGAGGCGCCCACCTGGACGGTCACCGTGCCGCTGGGCAACTGAATGGTGTAGCTCTTGGCCTGCCAGTCGTAGATCAGCGAGCCGCCATCGTCGAAGCGCCAGGTCTCGACGTGGTCGCGGTTGTCCGGCTGGGCACCGGCGTTGCCGTACAACCCCGGCACGAAGGTGCCCTGGGCGGGCTCGCCGCTGGGGCTGATCAGGGCACCCTGCTCGTTCAGGCTCGGTGCCCGCCAGTGGCGTGCCTTTCCCGCGGCCTGGCTGTGCCAACGCACCCAGGCACTGGTCCAGCCGCTGCCGTCCGAGACCCGGACCATCGCCGCAGCGAGGTCGACCGCGACCACTCGACAAGGGATCACCAGGCTGGCCAGCATACGGTCGTGCATTGCCGACACATAGCTCATCCCATGGCCTCCGGTGGCAGGTAACTGCCTTCACTGCCTGGGCCGGTGTCGGGAACAAAACCCCAGACAAGCGAGCCTGGTGGCTGATTGGGCCAGGGCCACTCTTCTTCACCGAGGTAGATGACTTGGGTCCACTCGACCACCCAAGCCGCCAGCCCGTCCAGCTCTGGCCTGCTCCAGTCGGGTTCAGCCCGAACCAGCTGAGCTGGCTCAACCTCTATCCCCCAGGTTTGCATACGCAGCAGCACCGCCAGCTGAGCAGCGATAAACGCCGCGACGTGTAGATGATCGTCATGCTCGGCACCGACGATAGCCCGTGCCTCGAAACGCGCCTCGATCGCTACCTCGCCCGTGCCTGGGTCATAGTCAGCGGGCTCGAACCCGGACAGCTCCAGAACAATCCCAGGGACGGCGATGGCTTGAAGCATTCCGGGCATCGTGCCCACGTAGTGCAGGCCAGGAATGGCCTGAGCTATGGCCTCCTCCATCGCGGCGTACACCCTCGCCAGAGGGATCGGATCATCAGCCATTACCAGTTCTCCGTAAGAGTTTGTGCATTTCGAAGTTCAGCTCCTGCTCCATCACCACCAGCAACCGCTGGTGAGCCTTGTTCGTCCATGACTCGAAGTGAGGCCTCACCGCCTCGAGTGAGATTTTCGCCTTGGCCAAGGGAAAGCGACTGTCGTTCTCGGCGATCCAGCCCGAGCTGGCCCCACCCGCTTTCGAAACCTCGCTCTCGGGATAGTCGCTCGCTCTGAAGTGCTTGCTAGCCGTGCGGATCCAGATGTCTGGATTGCCGCCGTACACCTGCCGATAGAACGCGCCCTGATATCGCCGCCCCGCCACCGAGACACCTGCGCGGGTCTGCCTGGCCCGGCCAGCACGGCTGGCCTCGATCGGGTTGAGGCCAAACCAGAGTCTGCCCTGCCCGTTGCTGCCCACCGTGTAGGCCCGCAGGCGCTGCCGCACCGCCGCGATGGCAATGCGCTCCTGCTGGCCTACCGAACGCGCGACATGGGTCCGCAGCCAGCGCAAGGTCTTGTTGATGGCCCGGCGCTGGGCTGCGTTGATCGCCTTGGGCACCAGCCCGGCAAACTGCTCGAACCCCTTCACCTGTCGAGGGTTCGCCTGCAGTGTGATCAGGCCGGTGTCGGAGGACTGCTTGTGATAGCTGCCGACATTCATCGAACCTCCCGTAAAGCGAAATTGATCCAACCCGTACCGTCCGGGTCACGCTTGGCGATGACGTACCGTCCACCGCCATCCGCAGGGGCAAGATCGCAGACCAGGTGCAAGCCTTCCTTGATGCCCGCGGCGTCACCCACACGCACAGAGAAGACCGGTTGACGAAGGCCGGTGTTGATCGTGCCGACCTTTGGCTGCTGCCACGGCACGGACATGAACCCCTTCACCGGCTCGTCGAAACCTTCGATTTCGACCTCATCACCCAGCTCTTCCAGTAGCGCAGCATCCATGCCCGCCACCTGATCGCGGAAGCCCACGATCAGTCACCGCCTTCCTGGCCATCTTTCGGCAGCTGGCCGCGTCGAGCGATCTTGCCTTCGGCCATCAGCAGCTCGGCGACTTCCTTGCTGGGCGGTTCGTAGACCTCACCTTGGCGGATCACCTTGGCACCGTCCTGAAGACAACCGTCTACCACCACGTATTCCGTTTTCGCTGCCATGTCACACCACCTTTGCGTAAAGGAAAGCATTCGGTTCCAGCATGCCGGCCAATGGTGCCGACTGGAGCTTCAGCCAACGCACACTCGGCTCCTTGGTGACCCAGCTCTTGGGGAAGCGCGCCGCTTCGACCAGGCCGCTCTCGATGGCTTCCAGATCCTGAACGGCCGCGTAGAGCATGGCGTTGCGGGTCGAGGTGGAACCCAGAATCAAGCCGCCAGCTGGAATCACCGGCTGTTCGGTATCGGCTGCGTCCAGGTACCACTCGTCATAGACGTACAGATCGATGCCCGGATCGTTGAGGTAACCGAGGTAGGTCACCCCGTCCGGCAGTTCTTCAGGCTTGATCATCCCCATGTCCACGCGCCGGCTGTTCAGTTGTGCCAGCACCGTCTTGTTGCTCTGGAAGGCGTCCTGCGCCTCGGCGCTCAACACCGCCACGTTTGCCGATCGACCGGAGTCCTTGGCGATCAGACGGCGCCACTGGCGCATATTGGCGATCGGGTCAGAGCCCTCGGTGTTCCAGCGACCGGTGGCCAGCGTGACCTTGTGGGTGTCTTCCATAAGGAAGTCGATGGTGTCATCCACACCGTCGCCGACTACCCGGATACGTCCGGTAGTCAGTGCTTGGGCGCACATCCACTCCTCGCGGCGAGTGATCTCGTTATCGAGGTCCACCAGGTCGCGGCCGAGCAGCTCACCGGCCCGTTCAAGCGGAGTGCGTGTCGAGAACGGGGTCTCGCCCGCCCCGCGCTTCAGGATCAACTCTGCACGGGTTTCGCGCTTCGGCTGAATGTACGGCGGCTTATAGGTCGAAGAATTGATGCCGGTACGCTGCGACACACTGCCTGGCAGGGTCGGGTGTACGAACGGCGCCATCTTGCGCTGCCCCTTCACGATGTCGATGGAGACCGTTTCAGTGCCGAAGGTCTCGGGAGCACCGCCGTTGAAGAAGGTGTTCATGAGGAAGCGCCGCGGCGTCACCATCTGCTCGACGGCTTCCAGCATGGTCAGGGTGTCGAAAATGTCAGTCATGGGTGCTCCGATCAACGAATGAAAAGGCAGAGAGGACGCAGAGCGGCCTTCGCAGCGGCCAGGGTCAGGCCCTCGCCAAAGGTGAGTTGGCTGCCCAGCACCTGGCCGGTCAGACGGATCGGCGCGCTCTTGGCGCCGTCGGTGGTATCGACATCCTGATCGAGGATCACCACCGGCGTCTGCGAGCCGTCCTCGGCAGCGGCCTTGCACAGCAGGTACTCACCGGTGGCGGTGACTTGGCCCAGCACCGCACCGCGGGCCAGCTTCTGGCCAGCGGCAATAACGCCGGTGTCCATCACGATGGGGAAGTCGCCCGCCGAGAGCTGGCTCGGCAGGTAGGTCTTGCGTTCGGGGTTTGCCATGTGGGGCTCCTAATTAGCGGCGCGAGGCGCCTGCAACGATTGCGCTGACGGCGGCCTTACGCTCACCTTCCTTGCCGCCTGCGGGTGGGGTAGCGCTGGTGACGCCTTGGGCATCGCCCTTGATGGCAGCCAGCGAGATACCGCGGTCCTGGGCCGCCTTGAACAGCACCAGGGCGGTGGCTTCTACAGAGCTGCCATCGTCGATGGCAGCCCCGACTTCCTTCTCGAAGCCTTTGGCGGCCAGGGCGTTGATGCCCTTGATGCGCTCACGCTCGGCGGTGGCAGCCTCGGTGCGGATCGCCGCGGTGTCAGGCTGGGCCGCCTGAGCGATCTCGATGGTGTTGGGGTCGGTGCCAGCTGCAATCGCCGTGCGCAGTTCTGCCGTGGTAGTGACGGTGGTCATGGTGTGTATCCTTGGGGAGTTGAGGGCCGGCTTGGCCAGTTCAGTAATCAGGGATTCCAGCGAGCCCACGCGATGGGCCAGGCCGTGCTTGACGGCATCAGCACCGACGCGGATCCCGCCGTGATCGCCCATCTCGGGCACCTTCTCGGCAGTCACGCCGAGGTTGCGGGCAACCTTGCCCACGAAGACTTCGCCCAGGGCGTCGATGGTCTCGCCCAGCTTCGCCCGGCCTTCCTCGGTGTTGAGGTCCGGGCGCTTGTTGGGGGCATTGCGGCTGACGATTTGGTAACGGGTCCGCCCGCTCACCTTCTCGTTCTCGACTACCGCCTCAACAACGACGCCGATGCTGCCGGCCAGGCTGGCCTCGTCGATGACAATTTCGCTGGCCGCCGAGGCGATCCAGTAGGCCGCACTGGCCCCGATCCCGCCGATGTACGCGACGATGCGCTTGCGCGCGCGGCCGGCGTAGATCATCTCGGCCAGCTCGTTGATGCCCGACGCGACCCCACCGGGGCTGTCGATGTTGAGTACGATCGACCTGACCTTGGGATCATCCAGCGCTCGCTGAATGTCCGTGGCCAAGATCTGCGTGCTGGTCGCACCACTGATCTCGGTGAACAGGTTCGCGTAGCGGAAGATCGGCCCAACGACCGGCACCACTGCCACGCCGTTGCGCATGGTCACCCTGCGGGTGTCCTCCAACTGCTCGCCGCGCTTGGTCGCCAGCGCCATCGGATCGCCCATGCGGTCAGAGATGGTCAGCAGGTTATCCAAGGCGTCGGGCAGCATCAGCCAGGGCTGCGAGGCAGCCAGCTCAAGAGCTCGAGGCATTTCTATTCCTCTTCGGGTTTGGGGTCAGGCGGGGTTTCGAGCCCGCCCTTGGGCAGCGCCTGCATGTTGTGCTCGCGGCGGTAGGCGACCTCGCGGGTACGCTGACGGATCACTTGCTGCCAGGGCTCGCCGGTCATCGCCGCTGTCTCCAGCGTTTCGTTGCTTACGCCGATCTCGATACGCTTGCCGGCAGCGTTGGCCTCTTTCAGCTCATCGATGGCCCCGCGCGCCGGGCCGATCCAGATGGCTTGGCAATAGGCTTTGCGCCTGGCCGGAGCGTTGTATCCGGGCAGGTCGATCAACCCCCTGGCCACAGCCTCATCGATGACCAGTTCGCGGCTCGGTTGGCAGAAGTCGCAGGCCAGCCACCAGCGGCGCAAGCTGTAGAAGCGCCAGGCCTGGAGCATCGCGGCACGGGCGGCGCTGTAGCTGCTGCTGTAGTGCAACAGCAGCTCTTCCAGCGGCAGTTCCAGTGCCGCGCCGATCTCCTTCACCACCGCGGTGAAGAACGGGTCGAACTGGGCGTTTGGGCGGCCGGGGTTGGCCACCATCGGCTCCTCACCCACGCCGAGGTCCACGATCGCGCCCTCACCCAGGGCGAGCGTGCCGTCAGAGGTGTCATCACCTCCAGGCTGTTCTTCAGTCAGAGCCGACATCGGCAGGTTGCCGGTACTGAAGTCACTGCTCTTCTTGATGAACACGGTGAACATCGCCGAGATCACCGCCGCCATCAGCTCGGCGCTGCTGTAGCGCTCCAGCTTCTGCAAGGGCTCCAGCACCGGGGACAGGTACGGTACTCCGCGCTTCTGCCCAGGCCGCTCCTTGTCGGCCATGACGTGTAGCACGCGACGCCGCCCAGTCTCAGCACCAAACACGGTCAGCCGCTCCCAATGCAGCGTCTTACCCGCCAGATGCTCACCGGGGTAGCCGGAACATACGTGGTACGCCACAGGCGAACCCAGCCCGTCGAACTCGACCCCTTCCACCAGGTCTACGCGATCCATACTGCCGTTCGGGTTGCCGACACGGTCGGACTCGATCAGCTGCAGTCGTGTGCTGAAGATGCAACCGGGACGCTCCTGGTCCGGGCTGGCCACGAACACGTCTCCCGCCACCATCGACGACACCAGCACCAGGGCTTGCAGCTGGTAATGGTTGAGTGTCGCTTCGGCGTCGCACTCCCTCGGGTCATCGGCATACAGCGACCACAACCGGTCCAGCTTAGCGTTGAGCTGTTCGGCCTCCTCCTCGGTCAGCCCCAGTGCTTCATGGTCGACCTGGGCGCGGCAGACCAGCCCCGTGCCCACGACGTTGGTGCGCAGCCGCGTGATGGCCGCGCGGGCCACCAGGTGGTTACGCATGGCATCACGCGAGCGCGCCACCAGCATGCGGCGCTCGCTCTGATTGAAGTCGCGCCGTGGGCTGCCGAGGCCAGGCAGCCAGCTGGCTACGCTGCGCAACACCCGCGACGCACCGCGCCAGCGGGTTTCAACCCCACCGCCGCCACCCTGGGCGACGATCTGTTGCCCATCCACCGATGCCCTGGCCACGCGGATCGCTTCGGTCATCAGCTGCTCGGCAGCCGATTCCTGTTTACGGAACGGCCACATGGTCAGAGCCCCATGTAGGAAATGCGGTTACGGCCCCGACCCTGAAGCGTTGCCTGCTCTGCGGCGACCTCTTCGGCGTACTGTTTCTCCAGCAAGCGCAAGCTGTTGAGCTCGGCCAGCTGGACCTCGCGATCCTGCCGACGCAGCCGCTGGCCGTTCTTCAGGACGCGCGAGATCGCCGCCCGGACTTCGGCAAGGCGTTGTTGTGCATCTGTCATGGTGAACCTCGGTTAGCTGACGCGGCTCCGGGTGCCTCTGCCGCGCGAAACCGCACGACGAGGAATCGGCGCCACCGCCTGTTCAGTAGTGAAGAGGGTGGGCTGAAGCAATTGCTGCTCCAGCTGGTCCCATTCGTTGTCGCGCAGCAGATGGGTCTTCAGGCTTCGGGCGGCGTGCAAGGCATACACCTCGCAGTCCAGTGCCTCGTTGCGCCGGCCGGCCTTCTTCTGCCAGACCATCTTGCTGGGGTTGCGCGGGTGCGGCGCCAAGACTTCGTTGGTCACCTGCTCGTAGTAGTCCGCGCGGATCTCGCTGTACCAGTGCATGCGCCCTGGCCCGCTGCCCTTGAGGCGCATCCGGCCATCGATCAGCGTCTTGGCCTTGTGGGTACCGACGATGAATACGCGCAGGCCATACCTGGCTGCCTTGGTGTTGTCCTGACTGGTATCCGCCGACTGGGCCGGCTTGGTGAAGATCTCCCGGTCCCGGCTGTCGATGGACGCGCCCTTGATCGCCATGATGTTGAAGCGCTGGCGATCCCGCACGTAGGTGTACACCGCATCGCTGGTGTTACCGTCGGAGCTGTCGATGCTGACCGCCGACACGGCCAGTTGCGCACCGCTCTCGGTGGGGATCGGCGTGGCGATGATCCTGTCCAGCTCGGTCCACACCCCGTCATTCGGGTCGATCGGGTTGCCGGGCAGCTCGCCCCAGTACAACCGCCAGGACTCCTCCCCTCGCCCCCAACCCACGATGACTAGGGCGAGGCGATCGCCCTGGACGTCGACGCCGACCGTGACCAGCAGCGTGCCCTTCGGGGCAGTCAACTCGGCGTAGGGTTCGGCACGCTTCTCCAGTTCGTCCGTTTTCGGCGCGTTGTTCTTGTACTCGTAGCTCTCGCCCATCGAGCTGTTGGTGAAGGCGATCATCGGGCCGATGTTGCCCAGCGACGCCGCGTGTTCGGCCTGCAGCTTCTTCTCCATCAGCACTTCGAAACGCGAGCCATGGAACGTGGCATACAGCTCGTTGAGGATGTAGCCGGCGATGCCGCGGAACTCGGCAGTTGCCTCCCAGCGCCCACGCTTGAGGTTGGCGTTCTTCTGGTGGTCATCCCAGATCTCGCCGCAGTGAGGGCATGCGTAGTACGCCGTTTCCGGGCGGCGCTTGCCGTACACCTCGTGGAAGTAGTGCTCGTCCTCGTCGCAGTGCAGGTGGTCGAAGCTCAGCGCATGCGCCTGGCCGCAGCCGTGGCACGGGACCAGGCCCACACGCTTGTCCGACAGTTCCAACTCAGCATCGATCGCGGACAGCCCCTTGATGGTCGGGGTGCCGCCGATGATGATCTTCGACCGCCGGAACGTCTTGAGGCGCTCCTTGGCCAGCTTGATGCTGTCCCCCTGCCCCCGCAGGTTCAGGTTGCAGTCGTCGGGCTCTTCGATGGCGACCCGTGGTACCGGCGTCGACTTCACACTGGCCGGGCTGTTGGAGCCGACCATCTTGAGGAAGCCGCCGGGAAACCGCTTGAAGTCTTGGCGCTGCTGCAGCTTGCGGCTGCGCAGGTCAACTTTCTTGCGCAGCCGCGGCGTGGCCTCGATCATCGGCTCGAGCTTCTCGCCGACATACTGCTTGGCTGCTTCGGCCTTGGGGAACAACACCAGGATTGGCGAAGGATCGAGGTCGATCCACTTGCCCAGGGCATTGCCCAGCACGCCCGACGTCCAGGCCACCTGCGCCGACTTACGGCCCACAATCTCACTGACGGTCGGATCGTCCAGCGCCTCCAGCGGGCCGCCGGGCCAAGTCAGGTGCGGCGTCACGTCGAACCTGTATTTGCCGGGACGTGCCGTTTCTTCCGGCGCGAGCCAGCGGAACTTGTCCGCCCACTCGATGATGCTCATGCGCGGTGGCGGCGCCCACTTGCGGCAGACCCGGCCCATCGCTTTACTCGCCGTCTTCCTCAGAGCCCTCCTCGTCGTCCGGCTCGTCAGGATCCCCAGCGAGATCGTCATCCTCGTCATACGCGGACAACCTCCTCAGTATTGATTCGATGGGATCGCGGATCAGTTGGTCGTCGACCTGCACGCCGTACTGGGCGGACAGGGTTGCCGCCAGCTCATCAGGGAAGGTATTCAGCAGCTCGATCTTGGCCGCGGTGATCACCGCTTCGAAGCGCTCGACCATCTCGGCTTCGATCACGACTTCGCCCAGGTCCTTGGCCAACGCCAGTTCCTCGCGATCTCCGCGCAGCCTGTCGAGTCGGTCGCGGGTGGATTCTTTCTTGCCGTTCAATGCGGCCTGGCGCATCAGCCATTCGATCACCGCCTGGGTGTCGTACTGGTTTTCGTTGCCGCGCCCAACACCGAACTCGATCACCGGCATGCCTTCCTTCTGCCACCGGCTCAACGTGCGTTCGTCTCGACCGACGATCTCGCCGAGCTCGACCTTGCTGACTGTCATCCCCATTGCTAAGTCCTTGAAAAGACGGACATCCCTGCCGAAATCTCAGCTGCAGGGAACCCGCGAGTCTGCGCACCCGTGTAGGGGGCGGGCCAGGGGGAGGACCCAGAAAATCGGCCCCCTCCCCCTGGCCGGGTCATTGCCCCGCCTCGCTGCTGGTCGGCGGCACCTGCCCGAGGCCCAGCCGTTTTGCGGCCCAGCGTTCGTACAGCCCGATGGCAACATCGGCACCGGCCATTGCCGTGAGGCATCCGATCCCGCCTGCTGCCAGGATCGAGACCCCGGCGGCGTGCAACAGCATGATGGTGCCAAGCCCGCAGACCACACAGGCCCCCGACCTCAATGCCAGGCGGCGAATCAAGGACCAGCCTCGAGCGCCTGCCTTGTCGGCTCGCCACATCTCCCCGGAAACACCGCCGACCAGTGAAAGGACAATCAGCATCCAGATCGGCATGTCCACCAGCGTTTGCTGCTCGTTCGTCATTCCCCTGCCCCTTAAACGCAAAAACCCGGCACAAGGGCCGGGTTTGGTGAGTGTGGTGTCTGCCGCTCTCTGCGGTCGCACCTATCGAAGATGGCTACTTTTTACAGGTCGATTCTCATGGCAGCAACCCCACTTTAATGCCACCCGGTGAATAAGTGGGCAACACCGGGTGAACGTCTAGCGAATGTCGGCGAATATCTACCCACGGCATTCTGTTGCTTCGGCGGTGTCTCATATGTCCCATACCTCAACCTGAGTATGGGACTCCTGAGAGCGCCTAAATTCGGGGCTCTGCCCCATTGTCCTATCTATTTCCTCTTTTTCTCGTGTAAAGAAGAAAATCTAAAAACACGCATGCGCGCGATAGCGCGTACAGGTCTGCGCTCCGCTCATGCGGGCGGGCGGTGTTTCTGATGGGACAATGGGACACGCCAACAAACACAAGGCCCGCGCTTGTCCCATCATGTCAAAACACAATGGGACAAGGCGGGCCAATGGGACAGCGACGGCCGAGGTCATGCCTGGGGTCACGCAGCCTTCCCCATCAGCATGCCATCAATCAGTACATGAGCTTCATGCAAGCGGCGGTAGTAGGTCGGCGCACTGCATCCGCAATGCAGCATCTTCTGCGACAGGAAGCTGTCGTGATTGCAGTAGTGCTCCCAGACAAGAACCGACAGCTGCGCAGGCAGATGTTTGTTCACGATCAGCTCGATATCCGCCGACTCGTCCAGCAACACCCGGCTGCCGCGAGTCCCCCGTATCAGCTCGCCCTTGCACTCCATCAGCATCGCAATCATGTTGCCGCCGCCCAGCTCCGAACCACCTTCGTGCGGGCTGTGCAGATCCTCGGCCCACAGCTTGAGCATGTCGTCGATTCGCTTAATCAAAGCAAGGCTCCTCGAACGCTTCTCGCTGCAACGCTGACGCACCGCCCCAGCCCGCCGGCTTCTGGTAAGCCCAGGGTCGCTTACCGCTTTTCACCAACGCCGGCAAACGCACACGTCGCCAACCCAGCCGGTGCATGATCGCGCCGACCCGGATCTGCTCCGGCTTGCCCCAGTGCCCGTAGTCAAGCTTCAGCGCGGTGGACAGCACCTCGCTGCCGGTGGTGGTTTCACCGATCTGCGACTCCTCGAGCCAGGTCAAAATCGGTCCTTCCCATTCATCCACCACAAAGCGCTCGTCCTGCTCGTCACCGAACATCGCTGCCTCGTCCAGCGTCACCCACCAAAGGTCGCCCGCCTCGAAGCAGAACATCGCCTCGGCCCATAGCTGGTCGCGAATCTGCCTCAACAGCTCGAGGTCGACCTTGGTGCATGCCACCGGCCAATAGCGTCGGTTGCCTGTAGCGTCCTTCAGATACTCGTCCTGGTTGGTCGTACCGACGAAAACACACTGGCGTGGCACGTCCATCGTTCTGCGGCCGTAGCTCTCGCGATAGGTATCGGTGGATGCCGAGAAGAACTGCTTGGCCTTTGTCGACTCAGCTTTGTTGAAACTGTCCAGCTCACCCAATTCGACGATCCACTTACCACGGATCGCTTGAAAGCCGTCCTTGTCGCCCAAGGCGAACGGCGTGTCCATAAACCAATCGCCGCCGAGGATGCTCATCGCCGTTGACTTACCGGCCCCCTGTGCCCCCTCGAGGATAATCACCGAGTCAGCCTTACAGCCGGGTTTCATCACCCTGGCAACAGCCGAGAGCATCCAGCGCTTGCCGACCTTGGACGTGTAGTCACTGGGCTTCACGCCCATGACATCGGTCAACCAGCTTTCCAGCCGCGGCACTCGGTCCCACTCCAGCTTTTGCAGGTACTGGCGTACCGGGTGAAAGGCATGGTCATGGGCAACCACACTGACCGCCTCGATCACGTGGGACGCCTTGACCCGCAAGTTGTACTGCTGCGCGAGCCACTTCATGACACGCATATCGTCGATGTCGGCCCAATCGCCCGTGCCACCGCCATAAGGGGCCGCACGCAACTTAACGATCTTCGAGCTGAAGGCGCTGTAACTGATCACCCCGGCCCAGCGTTCGTCATTGGCCAGGATCAGCTCGACGTTCTGCATATGCGCGATCAAGGCACCGCTTTCGCTACGAGCCAGCAGATCCTTCCAGCCGCCGGCTGCAGGTGGCTTGACCACCGCCAATACCTGGCGACGTACCGCCTCCAGGCCTTCGGCAACATGCAGGTCATTGAAGTCGGTCCACTTCTCTTGCCGCTCGCCGGAAAAGATCGGCGCAACCACCTGGCCACCGACGATAAGCGCGGCATTGTTGGCCTTTTCCTCACCGGGGTTCCAGGGATCACCGTTCGGCTTGGTGGTCTTCCAGTCATCGTCCCGGCAGATGATCAGCGGGCAGCCTGCAAAGCGCTCGCGCATGGCCTTGCAGACCACCAACAGGTTGCCCGCATCGAACGCGACGGCGACCGTCAGCGAAGTCGCCATATGCAGGCTGGCGCCGGTAGCGTATCCCTCACAGACCAGCACAGGCTCCCCAGGATCTGGATGCGGGCCGATCAAGTGAAACGCTCCCTCCTTCGACATCCCGTAGGGCCAATAGGACTTGTCCCGGCCGGTGTCCTCCTGCTTCGATGGAAAGACCACCTGCAGGCCCACGATTTCATCTCGCACGTTGCACATCGGCACCAGGAAAGACCCAGACCGCGGCGCATAGCGAACGCCGAAGCCGACGATCTGTTTGCGATCCAGATAGTCGCTGCGCCCCTTTTCCGGCATGCGGTTGAACATACCCGCCGCCCGTTTAGCCGCCCGACGTGCGGCATTAGCCGCGATCTCGGCGGCGCGGCGCTTGGCCTCTTCCTGCCGAGCGCGCATAACCTCGCGCTCCTCCGGCGACATCCGCCCGGCCTTGACCTTGATCTTCTGCGTCTCGCCCGAGCGCCAGTCACCGAAGCTGCCGAAAATCAGCGTCTCGCCTTTCTCCGTGCGGTGTTCGTGCACCACGTACCAGCCGTTCTTTTCCTTGCCCTTGTCCTGCGAGGTCTTACAGCGTGTCAGCTTGCCGAAAACCAGCGGCTGCGCGGGCTCAAGACCATAGTCTGCGAACTGCCCCAATACCTCATCGAGCATGGCGGGCCTCCCGCGCTTCGTCGATGGACTGGCAACTCACGCACTGGGTACACCCCGGCGAAGCTAAACGACGTCCTTCCGGGATTGGCTCATCGCATCCCTCACAGAACATGAACGAATGCGCCGCCAAAGCAGGTTTGGCGGCGTTACGCGCGGCGAGCGCCTGGTCGATACGTTCCTGCACCAGGTCGTTAGCGAAATCGGCAATATCAGCCAAGGTCAGCACCCCGCGTTGTCTGATTGACATAGGTAGCGCGGTTGAACAACCCCAGCAGCCCCTGAATACCGCGGAATACCTGCAAACGAATTGCGGCCAGCTCTTGGTCGCTCACAACCCCGTCACCAATGCTCTTAGCCCAGGTCTCGGCCAGGTCAGCGACCTGCCGGAAATACTCCGCAATGCCAGTGGTCAGGGTTTCGGGCATATCGTTGGTGTAGGTCTCTGCCAGTTCCTGCCAGATCGTGTCGCCGACCAGGGCATGAACGGCATCCAGAATCCGGCGATCCTTTGTCAGCTCGAGAATCTCGCCGAATTCCTGAATGTTCACGGTGTGACCGGGGTGGGTCGGGGACAGCTTGTGCTGCAAGGTGGTAGCGTTTCTGCCGGTGGTGGCAGCGATGGCTGCGGCGCCGCCCGGGTAGTCCCGAGCAGCATGGTAAAGCGCGAGATCGAGCGGCAGGATTTCCCGCTGTGCCCGGTCGATTGAACTCAGAGCGATACGGCTCATGGCATTAATCCTTGTAAGTTGCCAGTGCCGCGCGACATGCAGTGGTGATACATTTGTCGCGTGGCTTGAAGAGGCCCAAAAGCCGGCGAGGTCCGCAAGACCGACACCGGCACCGTGCCGAGGCAAGCGATCCGTCGCTCACCTCTGGCGCAACAGCTGCCCTATCTGTGGTGGAGAAAGGCAGCGACCCAAGGTATCCGTATCTTGGAAAGCGCGGTAAGAGTCGGTGGTTCGCATGTGGTGTGCCCGTCTACTTTTTACCGCGACCCGACAGCGCTGTGGTGGTGCGTGCCGGGAGGAACTGGGCGGCCCTTGGGTCGCCTTTTTTCTATCTACGCTGCAGCTTTCTGGGGAGCCGATGCGTTCAACAGCCAAGCGGATTGAAAGGCATTGCCTTTCCGCTCTGCGGCACTAGCCAAAAGCTCAGCGTATTTAGTTTCACCGGTGTAATCCGTTCGCGGCAGGCAGCCAGCCTGACGCCACTTGTTCAGAGCCTGATAGCTTCGATTGCATACCTTGGCGGCGGCCCCAATGCCGCCTACTGCTTCAAAAGCAAACGCAATCGCGCTCGGAAAATCTGTGGGGTCCAGCATGACAACCTCCATTTATCAACTTGCGGTTGATGTTATAGATCAACTGACTATTGCGCAACCTTTGTGAGACTCTCAACCCATGGTTGATAAAAATTCTCTCCGCGCAGCTTTTAGCGAGCGTCTACATGAAGCCCTCGACGATGCCGGCGTGCGAAGCCGTGGGCGCGGCGTAGATATTCATCGGCAGCTGAAAAGCATGGGCGTTTGTAAAACGACTCAGGCTGTAAGCAAATGGCTGAATGGCGAGGCAGTTGCTGAAGCCGACAGCATGCTGGCGCTCTGTTCTTGGTTGAAAATTCGCCGAGAATGGCTTGAGTATGGCGTTTTGCCAAAAGAGCAAACCAGCGAAAGCAATGGTAGACAAATGCTTAGTAAAGAAGGCGCCAACGTTACTGAGATAACAAGGCGAATTGGTAAAGTTCCGTTGATTTCTTGGGTACAGGCAGGGGCTTGGTGTGAAGCGATATCGAACATTGAAACCTCTGACGCTGACTCATGGCTATCTTGCCCAGTATCAATAAGCAAACACGGATACGCCTTGAAAGTTCTTGGCGACTCAATGACTAATCCTGGGCCAGGACGAAGCTATCCTACTGGCTGTATTATTTTTGTAGATCCTGAAGCAGAGGTAAAAACGGGAGATAGAGTCATCGCCCGAGTACCTCGAACCAATGAAGCGACTTTCAAGGTTTTAGTGGAGGATGCTGGTCGCCAATATCTAAGACCTATCAACCCCCAGTATCCAATTATTGATATAACGGAAGAAACGCACATCTGCGGAAAAGTAATCGGTTCTTTTTTTCCGGAGTGAGTGCTGAGCAATCTCAATCTATATAACTTTATATAGATTGAATTCACTATAGATGTCAAATACCGAGGAGCCCTTCGAGGTTCTCTATACGATTCTCATGCTTGGATTTTAACTTGATAAAAGCATCAAATGCTGTCTGTAAAAAAACTATCGAAAACGTTCCCTGACCATACACAATATCTAGCAAGACAGGGGTCTTCTGGGTCATCCCTTTGGTGGGGAATCGAAGTCTATTTTGTATCCGGCCAACTGCATGCCCATCCTTATAGCGCTCGTATAAGTCCGCAGCATATTGTTCATAATATGCCTGCCCTCTAAACTTATAGTTCCCATACCGCAACGCCATCATAGAGACTAAAGCTTCTCCTCCCGTAGTATCCTTGCGAGCTGCCGACAGCTTTTTCTTTTCAATCGAAATAAAATCATAAGCCCTCTTCATATGCTTAACTATATGGGATATACCAACTTTTTTCTTAATACCCAACTCAGAAAAATACGCCTCCAACTTCGGAATTATTAAAACCCTCTCAACCAATTCCGGATGAATCTCCATGAGCAGACTCACCACCTTATCAGAGTGATAGTTTGCAAAATATCGTTCAAGTAGCTTTTCCTGAATTTGCGGAGACGCCATTGAAATATATAGCGCTACAAAATACTCTTGAAAAGACCTATGTGAAAATGCTATTTCAAGCCCATCCTCAACTAGCAAGCAGGCGGCGGACAGGAGATCTGCTAGATAATCTTGTGCTTTAAAATCTTTTTGAAAACTTTTTTTACTCTTCTCGATATAACCAATACAATCTGTCCTTGACATCTTAAATATGCGTTTTTCATATGTCTGCAGCGCAAATAAAGAAAACACGCGAGAAAAATCCTGAACATCAAGGTCTGTAAGTCTATTCCTGCTGTAACCTCCCTTATTCGCATCGTGCCGCTGGAATAACGCCTCGTACGCTTGATTGTAGAAAACACTCAACTTCGTCGGAATCTCGGCATTTTCTCCGTAAGTGAGGAGCATTATAGAAAGCAAGAGTGGATTAGAAAGAAACGACTCATGCTTTTTAAATAGCCCACCCTTCAAATCCGCTACAAACTTCTTCTTAACTTCTTCATCATACGGAAGTCTTTCTATCAAATTAGATGCAACTTCGAGAGTCAATGGAACAACAGAAAAAACACTAAAGCTGTCCAACCCACCAAATACATCATCCGGTCGCGAAGAAATAACAACGGGACACTTTGCATACTTGCTAGTCAACTCATTAATCTGAGCTACAACTTTTTTCCTCAGTGCATAATCAACTTCATCATACCCATCGAAAAAGAAACAAAAATGCCCAGCTTCTTTTGCCTTAGTAAAATACCCTCCGGAGGTATCAAAACCAAAACCGTCAAGTACTCCCAATATACAAGAATCCAGATCCGCCCCTTCACTATTTAAATCGCGCAACTCAACAAGTATGGGCGTGTACTTCTTACTTCGCATACAATCTAAGAACAAATGCCGCATTAACACCGACTTACCACTCCCACCACTACCGGTGATAATCAAGTTCTTTGAAAACTCAATACACCCTTTGAAGTCTGGAGCTTGAATCAAGTGCCTATCACATCTGATACCACTCGAAACATAGTAGGAATACAAATCTACAGACTGATTCCGTATAAAAAAAGATTTTGAATTAGAGTATTTCTCCTGCGCCCCTTTTAAATAGTCCGTATACGCAGTTTTCAGCTTTACTTGTAGAACTTCATCGACACTTCCGTAAGCTTTTTTGGCTAACTTCAGAATGCCTTCTATATTTTGTGTAACAAAGTCTGCGGCAAACTCACTTGCATCCATTCTTAGTTTCTCCAATGATCAACAGTAACATCATTTTGCCACCTTACAAATGAATAGCCATCTGCGCAATAAATCATCAAAAAAACAACCAGTGGTTGACATAAAACAACCATCAGTTGATATTTGCTTCACTCTTCCACCACAGAGCGAGGCAACACCATGCACACCACAGCAACCTTGCACGTCCACCCAGCCGCTGCAGACCCTTTCCGCACCTTCGAAATCCGCCGCCTAGCCCGTGAGACCGGGTGCGAATTCGTCGCCAGCAAACCCAAGCAGAAACCCCGCACCATCCCTGCCCCCTTCGGCCAAAATGGCGGGGGACATGCGGCATGAGCAAGTACAAACTCGACAATCGAACCCTGACCCTCCTTCAGGCTCAGGTAAACCTGACCGAGACTTTTACCCACACGCTCCGCTCGACCCCGCGGCGCGATGTGCTTTCGTTCCGCCTGAAGGTTGAACGCAGCCAATCCGATACGCTCTTCACTGTCGAGCTGGGAAGCGAACGCCACACGCTCACTCTGCCGAACGAAAAGAGGATGCACCTCAAGCTGGCCGACTTTATCGAAGAGATCGTTAACGGCCCCTTCGACCCTAGCAACTCGGCCGATCTGCGGACACTTCCTCATGCAGGTCGTCGCTTCGGTACCTTTGAAACCGAACAACGGCAGCAAGTGTTCGAGCTAGTGCGTACTGGCGGCACCATCAGCCTGGATATGGGGTTCGACCTCCCTATTCAGGTTGCCTTCCATCGCAACCGCACACGTAAAGCCGTGACCACCATCATGAGCATTGGTGTGAAAAAAACCCGCACCAAGTGCTTCACCGTGTGCGGTAGCGACACCGAGATGTACGAGAAGATCATCGAGTCCATCAACCACCTGGCTGCAGTCGCAACTCCTGCAGCACACGCGGCATAGGGGGTTAACCATGGAACGCAATCTCGCCAAAGCAGCCCAGTTCCTGGGCATCACCCGGCCAAAACTGATCGACCTCATGCGCGAAAAGGGACTGCTCAACGAGCGCAATCTGCCGGCCTACCCCACCCGCGACCGTGAGTACCTGCGGATCAAGGACGGCCAATGGTGGCACCCGGAGCTGGGCATGCAATACAGCCAATCCACCCGGGTGAAGCAAGCCGGCCTGCCCTGGCTCGCTGAACAATTGGGGCTTGAGATGCCGGTGATCCCGGCAGACCGCCGTGACGTGGCCTAGGGAATACGCCCGCCAGATCTTAGCCCTGCGTACCAAAGAGAAGCGCAACGCCGCGCTCCTCGAGGTACCAGAACATCTGCGGGAACTGACCAAACGCCACTGCCTGAATGCCTGGAACCACCCAGCTCGCCACAAACGCAAGGAGGCCCAACAGAGCCATGAGCAATAACAGTCAAGCACCGCTGCGACTACATCCCGCACCGGACTCATCCACCGTCGAGCTGCTCTATCGAACCTTCGGTGATGTGTTGATCCCCCTTGAAAGGCTGCGCGAGCAGTATTTCCGCAACCTCAACAAGGAGTCGTTTGCGGCAGAGATCACCAGCGGCCGCATCGAAATACCCGTTACCACCCTGGACAACAGCCGCAAGGCACCGAAATACGTGCACATCCGACATGTCGCAGCACTGATCGATATCCGAGCCTACAAGGCGGATGAAGACATGCCCCGCGCACAAGCCGAAACAAACGAGTAACCCCCAATGCACGGCCGCCACCACCGGCCCGCACACCACAAGGAGTAAGACCCATGACCACCCAACAGGTCATCGCCCTCGCCGCCATCTGCGCGTTCGTTATCGGGCTGTTCGCCTACGCCTACTGCTTTGGCCGCCAAGAGGGCCGCGTCCGAGGCCGCATTGCCAGCGACCTCGAGCACGAGGCAACCATCCAGCGACTGGAAGCGTCCCTGGAATTCCTGCGTAACGACCACCGGCACCTGGCCGCGCACGCTAAGCGGCTGAAGGATGCAAGCGCACTGCAAGAGCAGCACCGCCACACCCTATTGCAGATCGCTGAAAGCCTGCGCATTGCCGCCGAGACCTGGAGCGCCTTCAAGACGGGCAAGAAGCTCGAGCGCGACGCACACCGCCTGCGTAACGAAGCCCTCGCCCTCGCCGATCTCTTGAAGTCCACCGAACAGGAGGCCACAGCATGAATCAGGCCCACCACCCCGGCTTGCTCTGCGACTCTGCGCCATGCACCGGACATGCCCGCGCCGTCGGACAGGGATCGACGCAGCTCTCGACCTCGGAGGAAAGCGGGCACGCGCGCGCTCAGGATTGCGACGCCACCTGCCCCGCTTTGCTCCGCGAACAGGTACGCATCAACGCGCAGAAAACAAAGAGTCTCTGCTGCGCAGCAGCAGGCATTATTGACCCTATCAGTTCCACTGCCGAGGCACTTATACCCCACGAAAAGCTGCGCGAGGCAGCCAGTGCCGATGCAACGCTGATCGCTCAGGAACGCCCGCCCGCGCAGCCTGTGATGGGGTATAAGCCCGAATCAGGAGTCCAGCTTCTCAAGGTACAAGGTTTGAGAAGCAATCAGCTCACTAACATGAGACTTAATTTCCGTGAGCGCATCCACAAATCTCACCCGGTCCGTACTGCCGGAAACGTCGTCAGGGACAATCAGCTTGATGAACCCCATGACATGCATTCGCACGTCGTAAATGTGTTTCAAAAACAACACATCAGAACTCTTCAAACTCAAGATATTCAGCCGCTCAATCACATTCAAGCAACGGTCATAGACAAACTCTCTACTCCATCCATACCCACTACCTTGTCGACTGCCAATAGGCGAACAAAGGAGGTCCTGAGACTCTTGAATCAAATTTCTAAACTGGTAGTAAGCCCCAAGCTCGGCCTCTATCTCGCTTATTTGTCTTCTTCGAGTTTCATGCCTTTTCATGCTCGCTGGAACTATCACCGCAACAAAGATCGCGAGAATGGAACCGACACCTTGAACCCAACCAGAAGCATCTTTTGGAAGCCAACCAAGCTTCACCCAGTAACCAACGGAACCAGCCAAAAGCCAGAAGGCTGCCGCCCCGAAACTCAAATACCACAGCGCCCAAAGGCTGCGCTCAACCATCCGTTTCAAATCCAACATCCCTCATGGCTCCAAGCCATTACAAAAAATGGAGCATGCCCATTTCCTGCCAATTCGTCCATGCAGGAGGCCACGTGAATGAGCTGGCTCTTTTCGCAGGCGCTGGTGGCGGAATACTCGGCGGCCACCTGCTGGGGTGGCGCACAGTCTGCGCCGTTGAGCGTGATGCCTACGCCGCACAAGTTCTGGCGCAACGACAGACCGATGGAGCACTCCCGCTCTTCCCGATTTGGCCTGACGTCTGCAGTTTTGACGGCAGACCGTGGCGAGGCCTTGTTGATGTGGTTTCGGGAGGATTTCCTTGCCAGGACATCTCAACCGCGGGCAACGGCCTCGGTATTGAGGGGCCCCGCTCCGGCCTGTGGCGCCAAATGGCACGAATTGTCAGTGAAGTACGACCTGAGCTCGTCGCGCTGGAAAACTCACCGATGCTTGTGGGAAGAGGACTTGCATTGGTACTCGGTGACCTTGCCAAAATGGGGTATGACGCGCGCTGGTGTGTCCTGGGAGCAACTGATCTCGGCGCCCCCCATCAACGACATCGAATCTGGCTCATCGCCCTCGACACCCGTACAGGTGACGGGCAGAAAATGGCCGACGCCAGTGGCAAGCATGGCAAAAGGCTCATCCATCAACGCCCTGACGCGGAAGTCTGGAGCCGATCGCTCGAACACCCGACTAGATCATGCAGTCATGGCTCAGCATGGTGGGCAACTGAACCCGATGTGGGTCGAGTGGCTGATGGGGTGGCCTATAGGGTGGACAGACTTAAAGCCCTTGGAAATGGCCAGGTTCCGGGAGTGGCAGCAACTGCATTCCGTGAACTTTCAAGGTGAGGTGGCAGCATGACTCAGCTTAAAGAGTTCAATGGTGCGACTTCGCTGCAGAGCGAAATGCTTACTCAAGAAGAGCTAGCCATTATCACCGGATACCTGATCCCATCTCGGCAGATCCAATGGCTCACAAACAATGGCTGGGAGTATGTCCTTACTGGAGCCAGACGCCCCATTGTCGGCCGGGTCTATGCCCGCCTTAAACTCGCCGGAGTCAAGCCATCAGCGACTAACGCTGTAGTCGAGACCTGGACGCTCGATCTTTCACGGGTAGGGTGACGAATGCGCCCTAGAAAAACAGAAAACCGGGACCTACCGCCACGGATGCTCAGGCGGTCCCGCAAGAGAAAAAGCGGAAAGACCTGGGTCAGTTACTACTACTGCGGGCGCAATGCTGATGGCACGCGAGTGGAGATCCCACTAGGCAATGATCTGGATGAGGCAAAGCTCGAGTGGGCCAGGCTGGAGCGCAAAGCCGCGCCGAAGCCTGCTCACCTGATGAGTGCACTCTTCGATAAGTATGAAGACAAGATCATTCCCGGGAAAAAACCACGAACCCAAAGTGACAACCTGAAAGAACTGAAGCAACTGCGAAAGGCATTCGAAACAGCGCCAATCGAAGCCATAACCCCCCAGATCGTGGCTCAATACCGCGATGCTCGAACGGCTAAGGTCAGAGCCAATCGCGAGATCGCCCTGCTCTCCCACATGTTCACCATCGCCCGCGAATGGGGAATGACCGACAAAGCCAACCCATGCTTCGGCTTACGGCGCAACAAGGAGACGCCGCGGGACTATTACGCTAGTGAAGTGGTGTGGGATGCGGTGTACGCCCAGGCCGTGCAGGAATTGAAAGATGCCATGGATCTGGCCTACCTCACCGGCCAACGCCCTGCCGACGTACTCAAGGCCGCTAAAACGGACTTGAGCGATGGTTTCCTCCGTGTCGGCCAGGGCAAGACGGAGAAGCGCTTGCGCATTCTCCTTGAGGACGCCGGCAAGCAATCCGATCTGGCGGCGTTTCTTGAGAGCCTGCTGGAGCGTCGAGCAATGAACGGCATCCGGACATCAATCCTGATCACCAACGCCTCAGGCCTGCGGATGAGCCAGCAAATGCTGCGCAACCGCTGGGACGAGGCCAGGGAGAAAGCAGCCATCAAGGCTATTGCTGAGGGTGATACAGCGCTCGCAGCCAGTATCCGTCAATTTCAGTTCAGGGATATCCGGCCAAAGGCAGCCAGCGAGATCGCTCTGGAGCATGCCAGCAAGCTACTTGGGCATACCTCCGAAGAGATCACCAAGAGGGTTTATCGCCGTGTCGGGGAGGTCGTTAAACCGACAAAATAG